GATGCGGAATCGGAAACGCAGCAGAAAAAAATCATGGACTGGTATACGTCAACCGCTTACACCCGCCTGATGGATAACGGTTCTATCGTCATTTGCAACACCCGATGGACATGCAACGATTTGTGCGGTCAGTTGATTCGTGACCACAAGCATGAAGATTGGGTGGTGTTGAATCTTCCGGCTATTTCGTATATTGACGGAAAAGAAGAAGCGTTGTGGCCGGAGAAATATCCGCTAGAGGAACTCCACCGGATTAAAAAGACCCTTCCGGCTCGTGACTGGGAAGCGTTGTACCAGCAAAAGCCATTCGTCAGTGAAGGCGGAATCTTCAAGCGGGAATGGTGGCAAAAGCTGTCAGGGTACAAGGCTCCAGAATGTTCGTTTATCATTCAGTCTTATGATACTGCTTATTCAACGAAAGACGTGAAGCGCAATTCGTTTAGCGCCAGGACCACATGGGGCGTATTCCAGCGGCCCGATGATGAAGTTCCAAACGTGCTATTATTGGAAGCGTGGCAAGACCATTTAGAATATCCAGAGTTGCGGAAAGAGGTGTTGCGGGCTTATAAGGAATACCAACCGGATAAGGTGATTATCGAAGATAAAGCGTCCGGGGCGATTCTGATTCAAGAGTTGCGTCGGTCTGGCGTTCCGGTAACGGCGTGGAATCCACAAGGGAGCAAACAACAACGGGCAAAAGAGTTAACGACCGCATATGTAACGCAATCATTGTTTGAGAACGGACGGGTATTTCATCCAGATAGACGATGGGCATACGATGTTGTGGATTTGCTATGCCAATTCCCAAATGGGGCGCACGATGATATTGTAGACACCATCGTTCAGGCGTTGACGTGGTTGCAGAAGTCTTGGCTGGTCCATCATTCCGACTTGAAAGAAGAGGAAGAAAAGGATACTATAGACGAAGAAGATGATGATTTTCTTGGCAAGAATGTAACCAGATTCCGCGCAAAGAGGAAACGAATTGGGTATGGTTGATAAGATTGCTGAATTTTCTCCGTGCCGTAAATGGCGGTATACCTTATGGCGGCGCTGGAACTTTAATTCAGATAGTAGATATTGTATGTTTATTGGGTTAAACTGTTCGACTGCTGATGAAAAGCAGAACGACCCTACAGTAGCGCGATGCTGTCAGTACGCGAAAGACTGGGGATTCGACGCGCTGTGCATGACGAATATCTTTGCTTACCGGGCGACGGACCCGAAAGTAATGAAGCAACAGGATGACCCGGTAGGCGTTGATAACGATAAGTGGCTGATTGAGTGTGGCAGGAACGCTGACTTGGTGATTGCTGCATGGGGTACGCATGGGGCGTATCGAGAAAGGGGACTGGAAGTAGCTGAAATGTTGGATGCTCATGGAATTAAACTTCATGCATTGAATAAAACAAAGTCAGGTTTCCCGTCTCATCCGTTGTATCTGAAGTCGGATTTAAAACCGTTTCCTTATTGGTATAATTAACTTAATGAAAATCGTCAAATTAACCAAAGTCAATTCCGATACCGTCGAAATGTTGCGCCGGTTGCTGGAAAAAGCCGAAAGCGGCGAACTGCAAAATATCGTTTATTGTGCCGATTGTACGGGCGGACATATTGATACGGGGTACACGCAGATTACCGATAGGATTGTGACTGTAGGAATGATGGAGCGGTTGAAATTTCAACTGCTTGCTGATATGATGATTGAGAGTGTTCCTATTGAGATTAAAGAGTAAATTAAAAAATGTCTCATTCCTACGGTTTAAAAATAAAGATTCTTGACTCCCGAATCGGAACTAAATTTCCGTTGCCGGCTTATGCAACTCCTGGTTCGGCGGCTCTGGATTTGCGCGCTTGTATCGACGAACCGTTGACTGTCAATCCGGGCGAGGTTCATCTTATTCACACCGGAATTGCTGCGCATATCAGCGACCCGTGGTTGTGTGGGTTGATTCTGCCGCGCTCTGGTTTGGGGCACAAGAACGGCATTATTATGGGAAATGGTACGGGGTGTATAGACAGTGACTATACATCGGAATTATTTGTCTCCTGTTGGAATCGTAGCGATAAACCATACACGATTGAAGTAGGCGAACGGATTGCACAGCTTGTTCTAGTGCATATCGCGCGACCAGGAATACAGATTGTCGAAGATTTTGAAGATACCGAACGCGGTGGTGGTGGTTTTGGTAGCACCGGGAAAATTTAACTTTTTACTGTTGAGAAACAGACAGAAGGAATTAACATGGCTAGTTTTATTCCAAATTTTGAGGGTGAGATTCCTTCTGATTTTGAACCTGATGACCTTATCAAGCAAATTGTTGATGAGGAATACGCTGACAAGGAAGGCGAGGAAGATGAAGAATCGGCTTTGCCGAACGTTCCAGTCCCTGCTCCAGCCGACCCTGAATTGGCTCGCCTGTTTGCCTTGATGGAGGCGGGCGGCGACGAGGAAATTCTCACAGAGGAAGAGCGGGAACAGCTTAATGAATTGATGCCAAGCATCAACGGGATGGATGATTTTGGGCGCAATCTAGCCGAAGATTTGGATGAGTCCGAACTTGATTTAATCGCACAGCAGGTTGTTGACCGGTTTGATTGGGATGAGGAATCTCGCAAGGAATGGTACGAACGGGAAGCGGAGGGAATCCGGCTGTTAGGCGTTTCGCCGAATATCGACGGTGGGGCTGACTTCGATGGTGCGTCTGATGTCGTTCATCCGATGTTGATGGAGTCGGTATTGCAGTTTCAGGCACGCGCACTGTCTGAATTGTGGCCGCCGGAAGGCCCGGCTAAGACCATCGTGCTAGGCGCTTCCGATGAAGCCCTGGAGCAACAAGCGAAACGGGTACAGGATTACATTAACTACGCTTATACCGTTCAGTTACGGGATGCGTTTAATGTAACCGATAAGATGCTGTTCAGGCTTCCGTTGTCTGGTTCGGCCTTTACTAAGCTTTATTACTGCCCGTTGCGCAGAATGGTCGTTCGCAAGCTGATTATGCCGGGTGATTTTGTCGTTCCTTACCAATGCGACGATATTAACGAATCCCCGCGCACTACGCATGTGTTGAGGATGACCCGCCAGGATGTATTGCGGCTACAGAAAGTCGGGTTTTACCGCGATATTGATTTGCGGTTGCCGGGCGATGAATCGGTATTAACAGATACAACCATTAAGGATGAGATCGACGCTTCGGATAGCCGTTCGGACCCGATAGGCGACGATTCCGACCAGCGCCATGTGATTCTCGAACAAAACTGCTGGCTAAACTTGCCGGGATACGACGAGGAAGGCGGGCTGGATTCGCCTTATGTCGTGCATGTCGATAAGGACCAGACAAAGGTTCTGGCTATTTATCGTAACTGGCGCGAAGAAGATGACATGCGAACCCCGCGCCGCAACGTCATTCATTATCAGTTTTTACCTGGACTGGGATTCTACGGGTACGGGCTTTATCATATTATGTCCGGCCTGTCGCGTGCGGCGACGGGTGCGTTACGGGCGCTGTTGGATGCGGCGTACTTCTCGAATCTTCCCGGCGGCTTCCGGTCCCGCGATGCCAAGATTCGCGGCAAGGATGCGGCCATTAGTCCGGGCGAATGGAAAGAGGTCGAAGCGACTCAAGACGAACTTCGTAAGAGTTTCTTCCCGTTGCCGTACAAGGAGCCTAGTGCCGTACTGTTTAACCTGCTTGGTCTGCTCGACCAATTAGGGCGTAGGCTTGGCGGCGCTACTGAAGTGCTTGTTGGCGATGGAAATACCAACGGCCCGGTAGGTACGACCTTAGCCCTTATCGAACAGGGCTTGAAGGTGATGAGCGGTATCCACATGCGCCTGCATCGCGCGCAAGCGGAAGAGTTGACTCTGTTTGCCGACTTGTCTGGGGAAAGCTTGCCGCAGGAAGGTTATCCGTATCGCGTGACGGGCGCGGACCAGATGATTTTCGCCCAAGACTTTGACGAACGGGTAGATGTTGTTCCGGTATCAGACCCGAACATCGTTAGCGCCACTCACCGGATTGCGATTGCTCAATCTCAGGTTGACCTGGCTAAACAGGCTCCTGATTTGTTTGATATGCGCGCGGTGTATCGACGGCTACTAGAAGCGATGCG